GATTAGGCGTGCACCGCCCTTGATAACCTTTTCGATAGACGAGACGTATGTGTAGTCGTAGGCGGTCTTTCCGGCGTATACGGAATTTGCAGACGCGGTCATCGTGTAGTCGCACAGGACGTTGGGACTCGGACACCCGACGGGTGCATTGGCAAAGTGCTCGGTCTTCTTGCCTCCGGAAATCACCTCCTGGAAGACGTCGAGGTTCTTGGTGCCCGCAGCGTCCGACGGTGGGTCTGCAGCAGGACTTGTCAACCAAATGTAGAGAAAGTACGCACCAAGAATCATCGAGACAGCGAGCACACCAACAAGCGCGTAGAACCACCACGACCATTTTTCGGATGGTGCCGCCGATTCCATTACTTCTTGCTGCGACGTTGTTTGTAGCGAAAAAAGAAGTGCCGCATCCACTCCACGACGTCGTCAGGGATGCGCTCCTGAATGGGTATCTCGAAAATGCTGCAATAGAGGAAGTAGATACTGTACATTCCGCACTGGGCGTCCTTTTTCTGGTGCTTGATTTTGCTGTAAAAAAGTTCCATGGGTTTCTTTGTTCCTGGCATAGCATCATACTGCTCCTTCCACCGGTGCATCAGAACCGCAACCTCTTTCTCGGGGGCGCGACCGTACGAATCGAAGAAGGACATGTACGGATGTTCCGACCGAATGTCGGCGTACGCCGCCATCCAGTGCTCGCCCGGTCCGTCCGATGTGTCCGTATTAAACACGACCCCGATACGCCGGTACCCCTTCTTATACAGTTGCCGAATGTTCAGACTGCATAGGGACGACACGAGGCACTTGCCCGTCTTTTCGCGCTTGTCGAAATCGATGGGCACGCTGCCGACGTAGTAGTAAGACGGAATCAATTTCTGGTAGTACTTTTGCGACATATCGATGTCGTCCGAGGACAACCATTCGGCGCCGTTGTGTTCCCAACTGGAGGGCGCAGCGGGTTTCTTCACGAGTTTGTGCACGACGCACGCGCGGATCGCCGTATCGCACTCGTCTTTCAAGCGCGTCGTGATATCCTGCCAGACGTGGTTCGACTTGGGGATTGGCGGTTTGTCGGGATACTCTTCGTTGTACGCCACGCGAAGTTTCTCGACCTCACGGGGATCCATTGTTCAAAACGGATGTTCTTTTTTGATGTGTAGTCAAAAGCACAACACCCAATGGCATTGAACTCTGCCACGATATCGATCGATCAGCGCGACCTCGTCAAGGCGGTGCGCAAGTATCGAGAGTACGACGACAAGCAGAAGGAACTCAACAAGGAGGTCTATAAACTGCGCGAGGCGAAGAAGTTGGTCGAGGAGGAAATGGCGGGAATTCTGAAGCGCGGTCCGTTCGCGACTCTCGACAAACTCGAACTCGCCGGTGACCAGTCCTACATTACTATTCAGCGCCCAGGAACACACAGCAAACCGTGGTCGCTGAGTCGAAGCGGTCTCGAATCACTGGCAACAGAGTACTTTCTTGGGTCCGGTGGGTCCCGCACAGAAGCGAAGGCGTTCGTCGAGTTTGTCAGTTCGCGCAAGAAGGCAGAGTTAGTCTCGAACGAGTTCTCGTTTAAACGTGTCGTGTCCGTAGACGATAATGCCGTCGGAGATGAGTAACTTTCGGGTCTGGTTAGAGAACAACCAAGAACCCTTGAACGAACTTTTTTTGGATCTGGAAAACACTCTACACGTAAGGGGTTTACTGCGATCGGATTTCAAACAATATAGAAACCACCACTTTGCGGAGTTTTGCCGGAATGTCTTCCGACATGCATCTGCCTGCTCGTACGTTGAAAATTTTAGATGACTTTGTAGAACGCCATTCTACGCATCTCGATAAAGGGTGCCAGACATTTCAGAAGACGTGCCCTTTTTGTCAACTTATAGTTGAAGAACAGACGGACAAGACATACGATATTGTCCACGCCTTGTTTTCAACACGCGTGGCGCGTGCACTCATAGACAACCCTGAGATGGCAGATCATCGCCCAGACGAACTTATTGGGAACCTTGCATTTGTCGCGTACCAGGACTGGGTCCAACCGAGGTACGACGATATTGAATTGACGGACGAAGAACTCTTGGAGCACCCCTACGTCCGCCGAAAAATCCAAGAGTAGAATAATGCCACCAAAAAAGACTACCTCGAATACTACAACCACAACCGCGTCCACCGAAAAAAATCAAAGCAACACATAAATGCCTGCCAAGAAAGGAGGATGCTGTGGTATGGGAGGCGGAAAGCGAACGCGGCGGCACCATAAGAAACACCGCGGTGGGTCGGTCGTTGCGGATGCACTGCTCGCCGTCGGGTCGCTTGCGGCGTGGAAGTATTTCAGTAAGAAGCGCGGCGGGGGGTCGCGCAAAGTTATGCCCAAGCGCACCTTCAAGAACAAAGGTGCACGCTAGGTTTTTCGAACCCGTTAAATTTTGACATGCTCACCCACGAATATGCACCAATGTCGCGGACTTCCAGAACGTCTGAATCGTCGATTTCTTTCGGCAACCACACGTTTTCCGCAATAATATCTGCAGAGTCACACGTCCTTCCGAAAATTGTGTGCTTTACCATTCGCGTGTACGGTTTGCGCGTCATGCACTGAAATTCAGGTTTGAACCCGTCAAAGAGGACACCTGAAAAAATTCCGTATACGGATTCGTCAATTGTGATGCTGGGCGTGCCATCGGGCAGAATTTTTCGACCAATAACGGGGACGCGGATGGAGCAGGATTCTTCGGCGAAGAACCGACCGGGTTCGGCAATAACGGTTTTAAATTCAGGGAGTAGTTCTACTTCGCGACGAATGAGGGGCGCCAACTCATTTCGGAAAAAGTCATTGCGCTTCGAACTTCCGGAAAACCCACCGCCGATATCGAGAACCTCGGGTTTGAACGCGCTAGGGTATCTTGAAAAGCGGTCCAGGAATTCGCGAACGGTGTCGAACGCCGACTGGTACGCAACTGTAGACGTGCAGTCGCTCCCGACGTGAAAGGCGAGTCCATATATCGGAATTGGCGGTTCTACGTACTCAAGTTCGTGAACGTTGCGAATGTGAAGTCCGAATTTCTTGTTGAGTGGAATGCGAGACGTACCCTTGTCGTCCACGAAAATGCGAAGAATGGGTTTGGCGCGAGGGGAGACATCGTGTATCTTTTCGAGTTCATAGCGACTGTCAAATGTAGTCATGCCTTCGTAGTCGGCGCCAAGCATTTCGCGGCGGGACTTGCATGGGTTTGCGTAGATAATACTGCTGCTTTCTGCTCCGATCTTGCGAACCGATTTGAGTTCGGTCAGCGAGGCGCAGTCGAACCCACACCCACCCCTATGCAACTCCTCCAGGACGGCGGGCATGTTGTTGCATTTCACGGCGTAATAGGGGCGGATGGTGGGCAGGCACTCCTTCCACAGGCGAATACGGTCGCGGATCGCTTGAAGGGAAACTTTCACGACAGCACCCAGCGTTATTGAACCCACGTGAGAAGATTATTTAGGAATAACGCGCATACACAGTGTAAATGAACAGCGAGTACTTGCCCTACAACTCCAAAAACCTTATTCTGACTTCAAAGAACGTCATGGATATCATACCAGGATATACCGTTCGCGACGTGGCGGTGTTTCAGAAAGCGATGGTCCACTCGACCTACGTGAAGCGGACAGAGTACACGACGCTTACGGGGGAACCTGCTGTCCTCGGCAAGTGCCCCGCGGGCGTGATGGATCTGCAGAACGAGTCGTACGAGCAACTCGAGTTCCGCGGCGATTCCCTGCTGGGCGCTGTCGTCGCCAACTACCTGTGCGAGCGCTTCCCCGACGCCGCCCCTGGGTTCCTGACCAATGCTCGCAAACTCATTGTGCGCAACAAGACACTCGGGACACTCGCTCGCGATAAAATGGGTCTTGACAAGTTCTTTGTGATTTCGAAGCACGTTGAAGAAATGCGTCCCGAACACGGGCGCCAGAACATTGAGAAACTCGGCGATGTTCTGGAGGCGTTCATTGCTGCTTTATGGATTGATTGTGGTTACGACTTTACTGTCGTCAACAAATTCGTGGTGTCGCTGATCGAAACGCACCTTGATATTCCACTGCTCCTGCGCGAGGACGATAATTATAAGGACCGCATGCAGAAACTGTGTCAGCAGACCAAGCAGTTCACGCCGATTTACAAGATGGTTTCGGCGAACGAGGACGGGGGGTTCACGATGGCAGTGTGCAAACCGTCGGGCGAAATCATTGCATCGGGCACGGCGTCGACGAAAAAGCAGGCGGAGCAGAATGCGTGTCGCGAAGCGCTAAAATGTATGGTCTAAACTGGCAGTGACAGCGAAGTCTCGGTTGCAACGATGCCCTTTTCTACGAGCGTAGTCTCCTTGACAACTTCCTTTGCGGTTTCCACAACCTGGGCGAGCGTCTCGTTGCCTGTAGAAGCAACGGCAGCAGCAACCACGGGCGATTTTAGAACGTCTTCTGCCACCTTTTGCGCCTGTGTGACCTGCTCGGCAGTTACTATACCTTTTTTCCGCAGCACATAGATCGCGAGACCCAATAGAGAGGATAGCACGAGACCGAGAGACACACCACCCAGAATGACACCGGTCGAACTTCCGGGCGCTTCGACAAGAATGGTTGTCGTTCCATTCATCTATTGTTTGTAATTTCGCGATAGCATTAAATCAGTGAATTAACCGGGAGTGTGTCAACTTATACGTTCGGCGATGGTTCTTGCGCTGCTTCTTGCGGTTGCGGCAGGTCTTGCCCCGCTTGCACGAACTCGAGTACTCGGCGTACTTTTGGACACATGGCGTCTTGCTGCCCGTCGCCTTGCAGAGTTCTGCCATCATCGGTTTGAACCACCTCGACAGACTCGCGCGGTCCGTGAGGTCTATGGAGTCCTTGTATTTCAGAGTAATTTCGCGGAGGTGAGGGTACGGATACACCTCAAGAAGAGCGCCGAAAAAGTCTTGGTACTTCTGAGTCTTTTCGGGCGTTACGTCCTTGTAGTTGTACACAACGCAAAACAGGAAGTCCATTCCCGGCGGGACGTTTGGGGTTTTGTCGAGCAGGTCGAGGTAGTGCTGCTTTACATCGGCAAATTTGGGGTCGGGAGGCGGGCAGATGACTTTGGGGTCCTCGGCACACTGGTCGCGCAGTTTCTTGTTGACGCGATTGTGCAGGTCGTACAACCATTTATCTGCAGGTTCACGGTACTTGAAGTCGCCCGACATGAATTCGATCGTGCTCTCGCGGCAGAAGCGGCAGGGCAGAATGTACTGCTGTGCTATGAAAACATTTTTCTTGTTCGCAGAGGGCAGGTCTTCGGCGGCGATGAGGTGGAGCAATTGCCACCCCGCGGGTCCGAAAAAGCGGGTATCCATTGTATGTATGCGTTAATTTATGTGCGAAGTAGACAATGGAAACGGCGCAGAGAATTTCAACAACACTGAAACCCATCGTCAACACTGTATGCAGAATTGCCAACGGCGTTCTGGATGCGCTTGCGAGTCCCGCCACGGCGCAAGGTATGACGAGGGGTCTGATGCAGTCGATTCCGAATGGGTTTATACCTCGCGGACCGCCGCCGCCACCGTCGGTAGCGCTCCCACCTCGCGGACCGCCGCCGCCACCGTACCGCGCTCCTGTTCAACCTCGCGGACCGCCGCAACGCGGAACTCTCGTGGGCGGGAAAAAGCGCCTAAGCAAAAATGTAGCGACGCAGAAGCGCAGACGGCGGAGTTAATCAATCTACGTCGTCGCGGATCTGGAAGGTCTTCCACCCGCCGTACGTGTACTTTCCGTATCGCAGTTCCAATTCTTTGAGCATCTCGGGGACCTTCCAATCGCGAGTTCCCCGATTCGCCTCCCACCACGTCTTGAACGTGTTACTAATCGTCGGTTTGCGCACCGCCAGCGCCTCTTCGTCTTCGCGCACCGGTCGCGTGCACTCGTTCATGAATTTTGTTATGGCGTTATTCTCCTCGCGGTAGTCGCGCGTGTACTCCAAAACACGATCGGGCGCCACGAGTTCGCGGTCGCGATTGGACTTGTACGTGTGAATGAGAAACGCAAGGAAGCAGCGCCCCCACTCGGGCGTCTTTACTTTGCGCTCGATGGAGGTGTCCATCTTGAACTGGTTGGGTCCGTCCGGAAACTGCACGAACTTCGAGACAAAATTGATGACAACGAAGCGGCGCCACGTACCCCCGTCATTCGTATTGATCTTTGGTTTCTCGTTGCACGCCAGATGAAACTTGCACTGCAACTCGCACTCAATCATCTCTTTGGATCCGGCATACAAATCGCGCACCAAGATCTTTTCGGACGACGTGAGTTCCTTCATGAGACCCGTATTAATGGGAACCGCCTCGTCGGGTTCCTGCATGCTGACGAAGCGCCGTCCCTTCAGGCGCACGACCTCGGGCGATGCGGACGCCGACTTTCCGCGCTGCTGCGTGATCAGCGAGATGGGAACCTTGCACGCATAATCGCCCAGCGCGGTTTCCAAGAGATTGATTAGCAGCGACTTGCCGTTGGATCCACTGCCCGTCAAAATGTGGAACTTCTGGTTACCGACGCCGTTCAGCGAGCGCGCAAGGTGGAGCAGCGTGTAATAGCGCACGTCGCGGTCG